AATAGAAGGCCGGTTTTAGGCATAGAGCATCACTTATACATTCTAACAATATCCGACAAATCTTCCATCATAGGCTTTAATGCGTTTCTATTATTATCACTAGCATATTGTTTTGCCACACTTTGAATCCTTGAACACATACCATTAATATCAGCAAGCATTCCTTGAAGTGCTGATTTCTTGATTTTATGCTCAGTAGTTTCTCCACCAAGACCATATCCTTCTTTATCCTGAGTTTGATTCTCAACCTTTACATTAACTGCTTTAGGCCTCTTTATCTTTACAGGTTCGGGGTCGGTTTCTACAACCCTAACTTGAGTAGGTTCTACATTTTTAGCATTCAGTTCTTGCTTTACCTTTCTTGCTTTTTCAATAGCAAGACTAACAAGCCTTTCCTCTTTTGTTACTCTTTCCGGCATTATTGTCCACCTATCTTTTCAACCATTTTATGAATATCAGACCATTCCATACTTGAAATATCTCCAATAGCAGAAGCACCGCCAATAGAATTATTCATCTTTGGGCTTGGACTTGTTGCTACAACAAGACCAGACTTCATCAATAGATTATCCTTATGATAAACAGTTTGTTCTAACTGTTCTATTTTTTCTGTTAAGGCTTTTAGTATAGCCAATACATCTTCATTCACTTCTGTCATTTTTAATCCTTCCCAAACTTCTTTTGAATCTTTTTCTTTTCACGAACATACTGATTAACAGTCATTTTACCTTTAGAATATTCTAATGATAGATTATTCATAGCCGCTTCGTAAGTACCGCCTTGTATGGTTCTACCGCCTTTTTTCTTAGATGGCTTTCTCGGTGGTGACTTTTTTCCACCACCACTGCTTATTCCTTTTGCTTTGATTATGTTCCACCAAGTCATTCCGAATCACCCTTTTTCTTTGGATATACCATTTCCCGAAGTTGTCGATACAAGGTTTCGTAGTCCTTACGAAGTTTCGTAGCAGTGGCTACAATATCAAGATTGCGTTCATCCATACTTTTTATACGCTTACTAAGTTTCTTGTCGGACTTCATCAAGTCTAAGTCTTTTAGAACATCAATCAAGTCACCCATCTTTGTAAAGTCTTGGCCGAAAAACTCCGTTGGTTCAGCCGCCTGTAATGTCTTTTTGAGCCTCTTTGTTTGCTTTTTATCTAAACTATTTAGAATAGTTTTTGGTTCTTCTTTTTTGGCTTTTAGAATAAACTCTTCGCCACTATCATAAAAATCCCATGTCATTCCTTTTCCTCCTTCGGTTTTATTGTAATTCTTCCTTTACCCTGTTTGAGTCTGCCTTCTCTTTTTGCTTCTACCATTCTTCTAAATAAGGCAAGTTCTTCTTCTTGTTCCTTTCTCACTTTCTCTATTTTGTCAAGTAATTTTTGTTCTTCGCCTTCTTTGCTTTGTATTTCTTTAATTTCTTCTTGAATCCTATCAGCAGAATCTTGCATAAAATTGACGACAAACTTTGTGGCTTCATATTTAGGACTACCCTCTTCTAATTCAACCATTGAATCAATCTTTTCATTTATTTTTTCTGCGGCTTCTCCCAAAAGTCTTATTTTAGTGTCTTTTCCGACTGTGAGTTCTTCTCTAAGTCTATTGAGCGCACGAACCAATCTTTCTATTCTTTTTTGTTTATCTCCGTAAATTAAAAGTTCTAATTCTTTTTCTTCTACTAATGAATCAATATCTTTTTCTTTACGCTCAATTTTGTCAGTGGCATTCATTTGTTCGTAAATGTCGCCTATTTCTTTTATTCTTTCGTCTACACTAAGAATAATTTTAGTATTGATTTCATAGACTCCTTTACTTACTTTTACTACTTCTTTCTCAAAAAACTTAGATAAAGAGCCAACACCAGATACATCTGTTTTTACCTTTGAACCAGAAAATATATTCATTAAATCATTTCTGAAAACTTTAGTATCTTCTTTCATTCGTGACTTGAAAAACTTAGGTATTCTGAATTGTTCGGATTTCTTTACCTTAACATTCTTAATTGCTTCTTCAACAAGTTTTCCAAATTGTTCTCTCACATCATCCTTCGTGTCAGAATCTACTCTACCGGCTTTGTATTTGAAAGTGTCTCTTGATATTCTATTAATTACTTCAAGTATAGTCATTTCCTGTCCTTCATAGGTAACTTCTTTCTCTAAGTTTTTGAGAATACTGTCTGCGGCCTTTTCTATTTCATTGTAGCCTTTATCTCCTTTTTTGTAGGAAAATCCTCTAACAACTACTTCGGCCTTTCTATTTACATCAACGAAGGCAAAGAATCTATTCTTATCCTCTTTACTTTTTTCTTTTGTAAAGAGGGTATGTAGTGTTTTTTTACTTGTATCGAAATCATCAGAATCTTCAGCACCCCTAATCTTCTTTGCTAATTTAACTGCATCTTCTAATTTTAACTTGCCCCAATCTAACATTCTTTTTTCTTTTGATTCTTTAGATTGTTCTTCAGTTCTAAAATCGACAGGAGAATATCTTCCTTCTTCACTATCTCCCTTTCTTCTTCTTCCAAAGTATTTTTTCTTATCTATTTCACTTAGACCTGCTATTAATTCTCTAATTTGGTCGGTTGTTAAATCTTTTATGTCTTTGTCTGGATATTTTTCCTTAGCGGCTCTTTGCAAAACTTCTGACTCTGAGGGAACACTTTTCAGCATAGATTCTTTTTCCTTTCTTTTTTCTGCAAGGGCTTTCCTTCTTTCTTTGAATGGGTCTTTTGGTTTAATTTTGCTTTCGGGTACTCCCTCTCTCTTTTGTCTTGCAATTTTTTGCTCAAGCGTTTCTTTTTTGTATCGAGTAGGTGCTTCTTTCTTAGCCCTTGTCAAATCTTGATAAAGTTTGTTGCTTTGTATGGAAGTGAGTATATCACTTCTAATTTTATTATTTCTCTTAGTCCCCATTAGATTAAGAATATCTATTACATGCAGATTATTTTTACCAATGAAAGATTGAATTGCTTTTACGAAATCATCTTTGTTTTGATAGTTTGATGCCGCTTTAGAAAACGCATCCATGTTTGAAGATAAATCCTTCCAAAATGTTATTGTAGGTCTATTTACTTCACTTGTTAGTAATTGTTTTTCATTCTTAATGCCTTTTGCATTTTCAAAGAAGTATTGATATATTTGCTTTTCTTCTTCGGCTAATTTTTCTTTCATAGTCCGTTTATCATCACTTCTATCGGCACCGTATCTAATAGGTGATTTTTTTGCCCTTTCCTTTCTTTCTGTCCTTGAAAGACGCTTAAATCTCCCTTGCATACTTTCCATCAATTTTTTGATTTTTGTAATTTTTTTATCTTCAGTAGGTGTCTTTGCCTGTAAATCATTTAATGCCCCCATAAGTCTTGTATAATACCCTTGAAACTTAGGCATGTTATCAAGAACGAAGTCATTCTTTTCTTTACGAGTCATTCTCTTAAAATCACCTATTTTTGGTGTAACCAACTTAGAACGGCCCTTGAAGTTCTCTCCAAGTTCTTCTTCAATCTTTGGTTCTATTACTATCTTCTTATCTAATATACTAAGATACTGCTTAAATCCTTCTTCATTAAGTAATTCTTTAATAGTTTTCAAAGCAGTTTTTCCTTCTATTTCACTAAATATTTCAGAGAAAGCAACACTTTCTTTTGCCTGTGGTCTTTCTTCTTTACCCTCGGCTATCAGTTTGTCCTTTTCTTTTTGCTTAAATGAAGTCTTTATTCTTTCTTCTATGACCTTTGTTGTTTTATCAAAAGTTTCGAGTGCTTTCTTTTTATCTGAATTAAACGCTTTGAGATTCTCTTGTTTAATTCTATCTTCTATCCCTTTTTTAGATAAATCTACTTTTATGTCTTTTCCTAACCTTTCTAAGTTTTTGAACATTTCTTGCCGCTTTTTATTATACAAAGGGTCATCTTCATCAATAACTGAAGCGGCCCGTAAAACTGCTAATTCTACTCTTCTTTCTGCAAGTTCTACTTCTTGGCTTAATCCATCTAATTTTCCTTTCAAAGACTTTATTTTACTATCTAAGTTCATACTCAATAAATCTCTAAATTGTTTTATTTGAGTAACTTTAACTCCTTCTTCTTTAAGTGTTTTATTTAGTCTTGTTATCGCTTTTTCCATACCGGATATGCTTCTATCCCTTTTTCTTTTTCTTTGGGCAAACTCATCCTTTTCTTCATACTTACCCTTAGACATTTTTTTGTCTTTTATTTTTTTAAGTCGTGCCTGTAATTGATTTCTTTTTCTTTGGACTTTGTTAAAAGACACAATAAAATCATTTGCTTCTTCAGCACTATCAAAGATTGGTTTTTTAGGTAAATCTAATATGTCTGCTATTTTTTCATTATCTACTTCATTTTCATAAGTAGCATTTATGATTGGTACAACAGAAGTTATTTTATCTGCTTTCAATTTTCCTCTTTCTTTTGCGAGTTTTTCTAAGGCTTTTATTTGTTTTTCAAGTTTAGCAGATTTTTCCTTTTTTTCTGTTTTAGTCTTTTCAAGATATTTTTTTCTCGACTCTACTTCTTTTTCTGCCTCTTTTTCACTTAATTCCAAATCTTTACGGCTTGCTCTTAGTCCTAAAGATATGGCTAATCCTCTACTAATATGATGTTTAATGTTTTCAAAGTTTTCTTCTGCAAACAAATCAAATTGTTTATCAGTAATTGAAAACTCTTCATCTTTTCTTTCATCAGAACTTCTATACAAATCTTTTAATGTTTCTTTAATTCTTTTCTTGAATTTGTTTTCTTGAAAACTTACTCCAGAAGTATTGATTGTTTGAGTTTCTATTGTTTTAGGTTCTATCAAGTAATTAATTTCTTTAGTTTCCGAAGTTGGCGTACCGACTATCATATCACTAAAGAAGATTTCATTAACAATATCTTGTAAATCAGGTTGATTGTTTTTAATTCCTCGTTCTAAGGATTGTAATTGTTGTTCAAACTTTGTTCTTTGCTCGGCTCTATCTTTAGAAAAGTCTTTGAGTCTTTCTTCAAGACTACGCTCATCCTCTTCATCTTCTCCTTCTTTCTTTGGGCCGGATAGTCCTTTGAAATCACCAATAGCCTTCGCTATTTCTCTATTTTCTACTAATTCCTTTAGTAAAAAATACACATCGTTTTCACGACCTGCTATGATAGACTTCCAAGAGGACATTATATCACCTTCAGAATGGAATGTTTTCTTTCTTTCCTCTTTTCTTAGAAGGTAGCAAAACTACATCGGGAACATCATTAGACGCATTAATTGGTTTATGCGTAGTGTCCGGTGGCAATCCACCAATAGAGTAATCTCTACTAACTGTCGCCCTTCGGTTATCAGCCGCATTTTGACTTCTAACCTTTGCTAATTCCTTCTTTAATCTCATTTCTCTTTGTTTCAAATCTTCTGTCATTTAATCACTCCTTGTAGGTTTCGGTAACTTTTTTCCTGTTTTCTAACTGTTCATCCATATATTCTTCAAATATTTTATTGTAATTTTTCTGCAACCATGCCACTAATTTTTTATAACTTTCAGCATTCATTCTTCTTCTTATTTCTACACCTGTAATATTATCAGGTTTTTTCTTAATATCGTAATAATCCCAAGTCATATCAACCAACTCTCCTTTCGGTTCTTGAATCTACATTTTGATTACCTGCTTCTGCTGGTAATCCTGTCATACGCTTATCCGGCCCTACTTCGTTTCGGGCTTTATTCCTTGTGGCTGGTGGGTTTTCCTGTGGTTTTCCTCCACCTTGAGCAAATTGTCTTGCTTGTTCATCTAAATCCCTTTGGTCTAAATTAGAACCTGCTAATGGGTCATTCTCTACTTCACCTTCTTCAACAGGTTGTTCTTGTTCAACCGGTTCTGGTTTTTCAAAGGTAAAGTTACCATCTTCATCCATTTCTACTTCAAAGCCTAAGTTTTTAATTGAAGCGGCAATATTGACTTCTATCTCTCTTTTTCTCAACTCAGCGATTTCATCTTCTTCTTCAGATGGCGGTAGTTTGAGAACCCAATCTGTAATTCCAAACTGCTTAACTAAGTATGGGAATACATAATTATTATACACATTCTGAGCCATTTGTACTGCACGATTAGTAACTAAGATTTGCATACCTTCATTATTCAAACCGCCACTTGTAGTATTGTCAGCCATGAATACTTTACTCACACCATAGAATGCTGAAATCCTATCTCTCAAATCATCCTTTACAGAAATGTAATCCATTTCCTTTAAACTATCCATAAACTTAATCCACTCTACGGCACCTTTACCGCCCTCTGCTTCAATGCCCATAACAGGAATAAAGTGTGGGTCTGATTCCATTTTCTCTTTTACACCACGCCAAAATGCTCTCATTGAGTCCATGTTGCGTGTTTGTACTGCTAACAATCCTCTTGGCATTCTACTCTTAGTATATGCTGAATTGACATAATTCTCCATAGCAATAAGAGTCATAATGTGATTGTATAGTGTGATAACAGGAGAGAAACCATAGAGCCTACTTGGGCTATATTTACTAAAATGTAATACTTCTCCCTCTAAGAAGTATTGGTCGTCACCATTTGCTCTATTGACATAATGAACAGGGTACAATTCTCCACCACAATGTTCGCAATTATGGTGTGGTTCTGTATGTAGAACATCTCTATGATTAATACAAGTAAATCCTTTGGTTCCCTTTACACCATCTTCGTCTGCATAGATGAACATAGTTACAGGGTCGCCTCTGAATATCTCTTTGATACGGTGCATTCTTATTTGCCCGTTACCATCAATGAAGTATTCCTTAACAAGAACAATGTACGCATCATCCATAGTATTCAAATCATCTTCTAATTCCTTCAGCACATCAATGAATAACTGTTCTGATGGATTGACATACCCCTCCAAAAACTTCTCAGCGTATTCTAATTGTTTTACATCAGGTAATTTCAAATCTTCTGAACCACATCTTGAACATGCGGCAACAGGTCTTTGGTGCTTTTTTCCACAATTATTACAAATAGACTCAAAGGCCTTTTCCCAAGTATATCCTCTTCTATATACTTCCTGTTTCAATTGAGTAATACAGGTTCTAACGATAACGGATTGTTGAACCATAGAATAAATAATAGGTGCTGTCATCATGTAGTTATTCTGTCTTTCTTGAATACCCATGTTGTATATCTGCCTATCAGCAGGTTTAGGAGTGGAACGCCTAAATAAATTAGTAAAAGAAAATCTACGCTTTTTTTCAACCATATAGAACCCCCTAGTATTTATGACGATTGCCTTCTCTTATGAATGCTTTCATAGGCTTTGGCCTACCGTATTTTATCCAGCACTTTTCGCAAAACCCAAAGGGCTTGGGGTCGGGCGTAGTATAGCATATCCCACAATACTTCATCTCATCCCCTCCATTTTTTGTAAGAACCTTTTAATTTCTCGACCTTCTCTAATTAAAGAGTTACTTGACATTAGTAATTCACTGATTAGTTTAGAATCTTTTAACCACTTATCATATATCTTTTCTATTTTATCTGATGTAACATCTTTGTAATCTGCTTTATCTTCAAACGATTCTAAAATCTTCTTAACATCATCTATTCTAATGTGTTGTAAAGGAAGGGAACCATAAGAATGTCTTTCCCAATATCCTTTTCTGTATAAAGAGGCTAATTGTGAATAAACATATTCCTTATTCATTCCTTTGGGAACCTTAATTCCTATGTTATATGGGCCTTGTATCTCACTAAACTTTCGCATGGGCTTTCCAACATTCTGTTTAGAGCCTCTTTTTTGTAGCCAAAAATCTGCTTCGGGGTAATCTGTTTTAACAACAAAATCAGCCTTTAGCAAATCTCTCCACATTAACAATTCCACCTTCTTCTAGCGGCTTTTGCTTTTTCACTGTATGTCCCATCATCACGCTTAAATCCTCTTGACCTTGCACAGAAAGATTTGCGTCTTTTAGCGGCTTTACTACCACGCTTCAATTTACTTGGTTTAGTAGTAACAGGGGCTTTTAGATTAGAGCCTTGTTCACGCTTAAACTTAGCACGACCTTTAGCACTTAGTCCACCTGTTCTTGCATGAATCTTTTTATTATAACCCTTGAATGGCTTTTTTTTCTTTAGGATTTCTTGCCATTCAATCACTTTTCTCCCCTCATTTGATTTTCTTTAGAAGTTTTATCATCATCAATTGGGCCACCTTTAGCCCAAGTATAACAAGTTCTAGCAGAATGACACTTGAAATGGTGCATCCAACAATATCCTAAACGCCCATCTTCATCAGTAGTTAAAGGCATACACTCATCCATTCTCGGAGATATGTCGAATGCAATACAATTACTACAATTAGATTCTTTTGCTACATCAGCAGTAGTATTCCATCTTTTAGCATATTTTTCCCAATATTCCTCATCTTCAAGATTAAGCGGCCCATATCTAATGCTAGGATTTTTAACTGCCGCATCTCTATTTTTAGTATTAAGCATTAAATCTTGGGTTGCTCTTGGACAAGCCAATTGTTTCAAAATTATTTCCCAACTCATGCAGTAAATCCTCTCCCTCGACTTGGTTTCTTAATAGAGATAATATCTCCATCTCCGTGAATGTATGCTTTTCCGTCCTCGACTAAAGCCATTACTTCGCCTTTTATTTGAGAAGGGTTAAGTTGTTTGAATTTTTTATTTAAATGACTATAACCCAAAGCACCACCTTCTTTCTGTATTTCTCTTAGAATAAGCCCTCTGATTCCTCCGGCTTTAGCCTTCTTGACTTTATTTCCTTGCTTATCATATACGCCTCTACCGATTAAAACATCTTTACGAGTTACTTTACCATCACCGGATAAATCCGGTATTTTTTCAATGATAGGTTCTTCATCTGTTTTTTCTGAACCGCAGTGGGCTTTTTCTTTTTTGAGTATATCTTGCCAATTCATGCCTTCATCCTCTTTGTTTTTCTTTTACTTGATTCTCTTCTTGCTAAAGCAACTTTGTGTGCAGCGTTTAATCTCTTTTTTGTTTCTGGATTTTTTGCTCTTTTAGCCGCTACTCTTGCTCTTTGCTCAACTAAATTGATTATTTGTGATTGTCTTTTATGTGGCTTAGACTTGAATGCTGAACTACTGAATGTTTCTCTCACATCACCTGCGGTCTTAAACTTAACGGAAACAGTGTCTTTTGGGTTTTCATCAGTGTATAATCTTCTATCAGAACCTTTTGGTTTTTTACCCGTACCTTTCTTTGGGTCTTTTTTTAGAAGAGTTTGCCATTTCATAATCATCCCTTCTGACTAAACTTTTTACCTGTTGGAATATGCTGTTTTCCTTTCCTACGACCCTTTCTTTTTTTTCTGTCTTGATAATCTAATGTATTTTTATCTGTTCTTTGATAAGTTGCTTTTGGCATATACCTACCTTTAGTTTTAGATGGTGCTTTTTTCCCTTTTGCTTTCGCTCGGTGTTGTTCTTGACTTCCCCACTCTTCTTGAGTCCAAGTTGTTAAGTCCTGTTGCCTTTTTGATTTGGCTTTGAGAACATCACGCCAATTAATCACGATAGCCACCACCAGCCCTCTTATACGCTTGAGCCAACATTTGTGCTTTTCTTGCAGACCATTGACCCGATGCACCGCCTTTTGAGCCTCTTTTTATTCTAAGGAATATTCTTCTTCTTAATGCAGGTTTAGTATAGTTACCTGCTTGATTAACAGTTGATTTACGCTTCTTCTTTTTTCTTTTGGTTCCGGCCTTTCTTCGGGCTTTTCCCTTTTTGTGAATAATATCTTCCCATGTCATACTATCATTCCTCCAATACCTTCTAACTCATCCATAAGACTCATTTTACAATTACCTTGTAACTTAGCAATATCATCAACATATATACCTTCTTTTAGGAAATCAAACCCAACATGGTCTTTGTGATTTTCCCACTTCATCAGTTTGAATATTTCCTCACATCTACCTTTGTACCAATCAGCCTTCTTGTATGACTTCTTCATGCGAATTAATTCCAACAACAATTCAGCATTACCCTTCTTCATTCTAAAGTGTGGCAAACATTTTGTTAATAGGTTATACACATCATCTTGTGAATAGAAGTTAAGACGATTTACCGGTCTTGTGTCCTGTGGAGATTTTTGGTCTAAGTGTAACTTACCAAAGCCGATAGACTTGTGCATTTCATTCATAAACACCTTACCCCTTTCTCCTGTTGCTACTAAACCTACTCTTGGATTGTGGTTTCTATCCATAGTAATGTAGCCATCTGAATCAATAAATGCGGCAGTATAAGCCCATACATTTTTCTTTAATTCATTAGGTAATTTGTAATAACCACCATTAGAACTACCTACTTCTAATTTATTAATCATTTTAGAAATAGTGCTGGTTGAGTTTATTTTGTGTAAATTAGTCGGCATTGAATCATGTATCTGACCTAATCCAATTCCCGGATTTTCGCATATTGCCTTCATAATAAAGTCTAATGACTTTTCTTTCTTTGATTTAATTAAAGATTGGTCGGTAATAGTTTTTATTTCTTCTCTAAACTCTTTCTTAGCAATTCTTGAATCTTTCTCTAATTTAGCATATTCTTTACTATATGCCATATTTTCTTTCTTCAAATCAATTTCCCATAATTTACAAAGAGAATCAACAATAACTCTTCTTTTCTTAACATCAGTAATCTTATTGAGTTTTGATAAGTCCTTTTCTGTAAATCTCATTTTAAGTAATGGAACCTTGTATGGACTAATCCAATAAATAGAATCAATGCACTTTTGAATATGTTCACCATATCCCTCAATAACAGTATCAATTGATTTAGACATTCTTATTCTTGATTCTCCCTTTAGGCTTCTTCTTGCTTTACGCATCTTCTTTACCAAGTCGGGAATAGTCTGTCCATCAACTATGTATTCTGAAGGGAATGTGCTAAGACGCTTTCTCGCATCAGTAGCATTAATGTTTAGATTCTTAGATAGAGTAGTGATGGCTTCATAGTCGGACATGACATAATCATTAATGCTTTTTAATTTAGTACCTAAAGCCTGTTCAACTTTAGTCCGTTCTTCTTCCTCTTGCCTTGCTAACTCTGCCAATTGACCCATTGATTCTTCGGCCTCTTCGTATTCTTCAGCAGTAGTCATTTAATCACCTCAGAAGTTCATACCAATAAAACCGTTCTGCCTCGCATACTTGTTAGTTTGCACCGGCTCAAATATTCCCATATCATCTAAGAGTATGAATGTTTCACTCATAGTATGTGTTGCCGCATTTGCTAATGCAAGGCTCATCACCATATCGTCATGTGCGCCAATACCCTCAAACTTGCCTCTTTCAGTAATAGCAAACATTGACAATTCCTCTATCAGTGTGCCTGTAACTCTTCGGCTTTCTTCATTACCATAAGGCAAACGAATCTTTTCGTTTTCAAAGTTCATTTGCAAACTAAGAATAATCTCTTCCTTCTTCTTTCGTGTAGTATTGAAGTCATGCACATTCAAATCAGATACATTCCTTAACTCCTGTGTAAATGATTTAGCAAAGGTGTTTGTTTCAAAGAGGACTACTTCGGGATGGAACATTTTCCCTATTAGCCGAACCTTTTCTATATTCTCTCTAAACTCAACATTCTTACAACGGTCTACAAATACCACTGTCTTATTATCATGTTCATCTACTTCTAATACAGTAATTACATTGTAATCTCCATCAGTAGAAATAGCAGGGTCTACTCCAACATAATACTTGAAGCCCTCACGCCTTTGTGGTTTCAAAACATAATCTTTATTCTTAGCCTTATCCAAGTATTCGGGATTGAATAGAGAAGTACCTGTTGATATTGGAACACACATATATTCCCTTGTGAACATTAGTGAACCAACTTCAGCCTTTCTCGCCATCAGTGCTTCATAATTCCATCTCTCCGGCCATAAGGGTTCATTCAAAGAATTAAGACATGGATATGTTCTAACAGTATATGCGTCATTTTCTGATAACTGTTGGTAAATATCAGTATAACTGAATGGAGTACCAATAACCCTAAGCGATGCCGTGTGGTGCAAAGTCGGAATCATATCTCCATAAAACCAATCTGTAACCTTTTGAATACCTGTCATACTAAACTCTTTCAAAGGGTCGTCAATTACTATTTCTTGCGGGTGCAATCCACGAATCTGTGAACCAACTGAACGCTCTAAGATTTGATTACCGTTAGTTAATGTAATGTTACCAATAGCCCAACCCCTTGCAGGTTTGAACTTTTTAAGCATAGGATGAGTGAACATCTTATCAATATCTCTCATGTGAACCAATGTCTGTTTTTGGTTAGATGAGATGTAAAGCATCTGATATGGCGGTTCTTCAAAGATTAGTTTCCAAACAACCCAACTGTGCATAAATACAGATTTACCATGGTCACGACTACAAATGATTACTGTTCTTTGAGTTTCATTCATCAACTCATGCCACTCTTGAATATATGATGGAAAATCGAAACCTAACACATTCTGAAAGAAGTATGGAAAGGAGTTACGGGATAACTCCATATCCATCTGATGTTCA